TATTATTGTGTTAAATCATAAAATGATAATGAACCTACACCACTTCCTTTAGTTGCTCCAGACACTGTTCTAACTGCTAATGTATAAATATCACTAACGCCAGCTAAAGATGCACCTAATTGTAAATCTAAATTATATCCTGTTGGAACAGAAGTATTAGCAACACCACCAGATCCACTACTTGTTACATAATCTGTTTGAACAATTGTTCCTATTGAAGATATAGCAGTTGCTGCAACATCATATTCAACGTTTGCATCTGAAGGGACTGTTGCTGCCCAAGTAGCTCCTGTTAATGTCGGATTCTTTAATAATACAACTTCATAATTTTGATTTGTTAATGGTAAAAATTGAACTCTATTTGGTATTACAACTGCATTTAAAGCAGTTGATATTAATCTAATTGAAACGATTGGAAAGAAAGTAGCTGTAGTATCAATATTTGTAAATTCAGTATCTCTTCTTGCTACATGATCAATTGATGTTTGTTCAAATCCAGCTTCTGATACAACGGATGAACATATTTGTTTCATTGATGAAGAAGATGCTGTTTCTGCAGTATTTGTTATTTCATATCTTACAGGCAATATTGCTGTCGTCATATAAACAGAAGTTCCATAAACATTTGCAGTTTGATAAGTATGACATACAATATATTGACCATTAATAATAAATCCGCATCTAACTGATCCAACTCCTAACCATTCAAAATCCATCCATAATATTTGAGGGTGTGTTAAATCTAATGTTAATCCACTTGGCCCAGATCCGTCTAATTTGTCTCCATTCCAATCAGTTTGTTCTACTCTTCTTGTTGTATTATCTACAGAACCACTAATATAAGTCCTCATTACAAATGCTTTAGTTCCAGGAGATGCTCCACTTAATTCAAAATAAACTCCATTATTAGTTCCAAAATAACCACATCTTTGTCTTAAACCATCTTTAGTAGTTGCCATTTGAAATGTTCCAAGAAATAATAATCCTTTTCCTGGTTGGTAAGGCATACATCTATAAGATTGTCTAACAACTTCAGCCCCAGAAGCAGTTGTATTAATCATAGCAACAGATGCTTCGTTAGTTAAAAAACTAGTACTTCCTCCAGTTACAGTCGCTGTACTGAATTGATTATCTATTGCATATCTATTTTGAGAATCAAATAATGTAAAAGGAGAAGATACTCTTAATCTTCCAAATGCATCTGTATTCGTTCCATTAATTGCAACATAGATTGGATAAGCAGATCCTGAATTTACATTAGGGCAACTCATTAGCAACACCCTGATCTCATACTAAACCAAATTTGTCTTTGTATCTCTTGTGTATTATCTTCTTGGTAAGCCGTGTTTAATTGATTTTGTAAAGTTTCTAATACTTGATTAATCTGTCTAAAATTATCAACAGTATAGGGTTCTCTTGGTTCTGGTATATATAAATTAATTTTTGCCATTATTTGTACCCTAAAGCTTCATCCGTATTAATACCATCTGGATCTGCTAATATATCAATCCTATCTACTTTCGTAACATTAGGAGTATCATTTAAAAAATAAGGTCTAACTTGATTTATATTATAAGAAGAAATGTATTCTTTTTGTTGAACAACATTATTTCCATTAACAAGATAATAAAATTTATATGTAGCCATAATTATGTTTGAGGAAAACTACCACCAAAACCATCTGGTTGTATATCCACTCTAAATATTCCGTATCTCCAGTTATCATCTATAGCACTACTATCAATCTTTAAACTAGCTAATCGTGCTCTAGCTCTAGTATCTACCTTATCAGTTGATGTATCAATTGTAAATGGACCTATTGATGTTTCTCCTTTAGCAATTGTTGTATCTGCAGGATAAGCTCTTAAAAATATAGTTACATTTGCACTACCTTCTAAGTTTTTAAAATCAGGTATAAATCTTCTAATCTTTAAAAAATATTCCCCATTACCTTCTTGATCTATTTCAAAGTCTCCTGATCTAATATAACAAGGTATAGCATTTGTTGTAGTTCCACCTGAGTTTATAATTTCATTTTTACCTTTTTCTTGAATAAAGTAATATGAGGCTCCAGCTGTTGCACCATTAATAGTTGGAACAGTTGGTATAGCCGTTGTGTCATATTTAGTTGCATATGGAAATTTAAATACTTTAGAATCTTCATAAGTTGTTCTAGCTAAATCTCCAGTTGTCCAAGTACCATCTTCATAGTTTAATGTTACAATTCTATCAATATTGGTTGATCCTGCCTTACAATAAAACCAATTTATTTCTGTATATAAAGTGTTTAATCCACAATATACTTGTGAACCTTGAGCAAAATTAATTCCTAAATTATCTGTTCCAATAGTTTTAAATACAAAGTCTTCTACTAAACAAGATATATCACTAACAGTTCCATCAAATTTAAAAAATCCACCAGAATCACCCATCCACCAAACAGCACCATTTACGAAACCTAAAGCATGTTTACCAATTAATCCGCAATTAGATCCTACTTTTCTTATACTGAAAGTATAAGGAGGACCAACAAACTGAATTGTATAAGCTGCAGTATCTGTAATAACTAATATATAGTCTTTTGCTCTAACAGCACCAATGATTGTTGTACCATCATCTAATCTAAATGTACCTGCTGTATTTGTAGAAGTTGGTTCGTATTGTTCAATATCTTCTTGATCAGAAAATCTTATAAACATCGGATCTTGTGTTGAAGGGTTTCCAATAGTTGTTTCTGTTCCTAAATGTAATAAATGTCTATCTCTATCTGATACAATTGTTTGAATAGTTGCTGTTGGGTTATTTGGAACTAATGTTGCTCTTGTTGAAATTCCTGTTCCTCCAGCTGGGTACCAAATGTACGTTTTACCATTTTTAACAGTTGCAATTAAATTTTCTCCAAAGTTATCTAATGACCAATCTGCAGCATCTATGGTTGCATTAGAAGTTGTTCTAGGTGTTCCCCATGTAGATAATCCCCAAGTACCTGTTCCCCATCCATAACCTAATGATGCAACTAATGGACCTGGATTAACATAAGGTGTTACTGTAGATGAACCTTGAGCTGACATACCTGTTCCTGCTTCAGTCACAGCCATTGTTATTGTAAATGTTCCGCTTGTAGGAGTTGAAATAACTTCAAATGTATTTGTTGTAAAATCAGATGTTGTAAAAGTAGTTTCTCCACCACCTGGTAATGTTACAGAACTAAATAATATATACTCTCCAATTTCTAAATTGTGTGAAGATTTATTAACAGTGACTGTCGCAGATCCTGTTGTTGAAGTAAATGTACAACTTGTTAATTCTCTATCTGTATCTAATGGTGTTATATCATATAATGAATCAGCATCATAAATGTATAAACATGTATTAGTTCCGAGAGCCGCGTATCTTCTACCAGTCAAATCGGTCCACGACCATTGTGCTCTTGCAGCACCTGCAATTAATTTATCTGTAATCTGTTCCCAACCACCTAATTTTTCAGGAGAACCATATCTAAATCTAACATTATTGCCATCAATCCATTCACCCATAGCTTGTGAAGCCGTGGCTTGTTTATTAAACCCTGGTTTTAATGGTATCTTAACTAAAGGCATATTCGGTATTTTATACTAAAATACCTCACTAGTAAATTAAGAGCCTAATTTCTTCCACGTTGTAGGACTTGGTATATTATGCTCTGATTTAATATTTGGTTTCATTGTAAGCATAATATCGCCTGAAATTGATATTCTAGGTTTATCTGTAGTGTTTAGTTGAGTTTCATGAAACAACATACTTGGGAATACAATTAAGTTTCCTGTTTTAGCTGGATATATAGCACTTGAATAATTTACTTCTGTAAACTTCTTAAAGTATTCTTTTCTTACAGGAATGTTTAAACCAGTTTTAGATACATCATCATCTTGGAATATTAAATCACCTTGTTCTTCAGCATAAGGATAATAAACAAAACTATAATGAGAAGACATATGTCTATGTGAATGAATGTATTGTTCTTTAATAGTATAGGTTGCCCAAGCTTTAGTTATATAAACATCAAGCAAATCTAAATTAAGATGTTGCATTTCTAATGCTTCTATTATCTTTGGATGAATTGCATTAAATAACTTTTTAAATCTTTCATCATGATGAATACCATCATCTATAGATTGTAATTCATTTGGCTTAATATCCGTGGTCCGTGAATACTGGCTATTGGTTGGTGTAACTTCTTTATTGATTAACGGAACTATTTCTTTATTTATTTCTTCAAAATTATCTAAAGCTGTAATATAAATAGCTTTACCAAACCACTTGGATATATTGCTCATTATTAATGAATATACTTTATTTAAATAAAGTCAATTAAGAAACTCTTAAGAATCTATATATAATTTCACCATTTCCACCTTGATATGCAGTTTCTCCACCACCAATATTTTGTGCTCCTCCACCACCACCTCCAGATCCTCGTGTACCTGCACTTGCAGCAGGTCCGCTTATTCCTGCTCCATTACCTCCAGCAATATTACCCGCATAAGAAGCAGCACCAGCGGATCCAGCTATTTGACAGTTATCTCCACCGCAGTTTCCATTATTTTGTCCAACAGCTCCATTACCCGATTGATTGAATGTACCAACGGGTCCACCAGTACAAGTTGAAACACTTACAACAACACCTGATTGATTAAATGATCCAGAAGTAATTGCTGTTCCTGATATAGTAGCACTTCCTGCAGTTCCAGCAATGTTAGTTCTAAGAGGTCCTTGAACACCTCCATTTATTCCAGAAGCTCCTCCTCCACCTGTTAATGAAAATATACTTCCTGTTGTAGATCCCGATAAACTTGTAGTTGTTCCAGCATCTGCTATTTTAGGTTGACCAAAATTTGCTGTTTGATTACCAGCAGCTCCACCTGTTCCTGCAATTAATGTTAAAGTTTCACCTGCTGTAACTGAAAATATTTTATCTGATATATAAGCACCTGATCCACCACCAGCTCCAGAAGATTCTCCACCTGCTTTATCATAAGACACTCCACCAGCAGCTCCTCCACCACCGCCAACAGCTGCTTGAATATGAACAGCATTAGCACCTTGTGGTACTGTTGTAGTTGTAGAAGTTCCTGTAACTGTTACAAAAGAAGTTGCTTGAAATGCAATAAATACTGTTTGCCAAGTTCCAGATACATTAGCATAACCTTCATCAATAGATTTCCAAGTTCCAGAAACATTTCCTGAAATATCTGTTATGGTTTGCCAATTGCCCGAAACATTTGCTGAAGTTACGGCCATGATTAATTATGCTGTATATTTAAACCAAAGATCTCCGTCAGATCCACCTGTTGGACTAGCTGTGCTGATTGTAAATTTTCTTGAAAGTTTTGTAGCTGTTACAGCATCATCTGCTAATAAAGCAGTTGATATTTGATTTGCTGATATTTTAGATGTAACAATAGCATAATCTGCAATCTTAGCTGTTGTAATTTGATTTGCGGATACTTTAGCTGAAGTAATAGCATTATCTTCTATTTGTGCTGTTGAAACTGCTCCACCAATATTATCTAAAGATACTTCACTAACATTTGTTCCATTGGAATAAGCAAAATAATTTAAACCGCTTGTTAAATCAAAACCTGTTCCTGATACTGTTTTAAAGGTTAATGTATAAGCACCATGTGTTGTAGAATCTTTTAATAAATAAAATTTTTCAATACCATCTGGAATAGTAACTGTAGAATTGCCAGATAATGTTCCTGTAAATTCAAGCACCATATTTCTAGCATTAGAAATAGTAGCGTTCGTCATTGCTAACGTTGTTGTTGTAGATGTTAAAGCAATAGATTGATAACCTGCAACTGCTTGTTGTATTAAATTCCAGTTAGAGTTAGTTTTATCTCCCCATGTGTTAGAGGCTTCCCCCGTAACCATTAACTCTAGTTTAAGATCTGTAGAATATGATGATGGCATAGTTAATCTATTATATAAGTTTTAAGCTGCAATATCAACTACGGTCCATGTGTTAGTTGTATTGATATTTACAACGGCCCAAGCAATAACTGTAGGTGATTTAGTGGAAGCAACCATAGAAACTCCAGTAACTGGAACCCCTATACTAATTACTATACTTCCTGTGGTTGTATTAGCAGATACTCCTGTAGCATTTACATCTATACCTACTGTAGATTGAGCATTACCAACTGTTGATTGTAATAAGTTAGTAGATAAATTTACATTAGCATCCGCTGTTGTGTTTTCATCTCCTAAAGATACAGTTAATAAATTAGTATTTACATTTACATCAGCGTTAGCATTAACAATTACACTATTAACTGTAGATTGTAATAAATTACCAGTTACATCTATTAATGAAACAGCTTGAGCATCTACACTATTAACAGTTGAGTTTAATTGTTGTCCTGTTAAAAATTCTGCAAAGGCAATATCAATCTCTACACTATTAACAGTAGATTCAAGATCTATTTCAGCTCCTGCAGCAACAAAGACGTTTCCACCTGCTTCAATAGTT